ATTACCAATTCTAGACTAGTGGTAGAATTGCATCTAAGGCAGGTACATTTGCAGTAATGTCTGATATTCCAGTATCGTTAAAGAATCCTAATGCTATTAAGTTTACAGGAGCAGTTACTGGTACTTATGATGGTTCATCTGCTGTTACTTTGAATATCCCAACTATTGCCGGACCAAAAGGTGATACTGGTGCTAAGGGCGAAAAAGGTGATTAGGGTCCGTAGGGTTTGAAAGGTGACACTGGGGATCAAGGACCTAGAGGATATGCTGGTTCAGATGGAGCTAATGGTAAATCGTTAGAGTTTGTATGGAGTGGTTATACTCTTGGTGTAAGACAAGAAGGTACTACATCATATACTTATTCAACTAGTTTACGTGGAGCAACTGGAGCGAAGGGTGATAAAGGAGATAAGGGTGATACAGGTCCAGCTGGTACTACAACGTGGTCTGGTATTACTGGAAAACCATCATGGATTGGTAGTAGCAAACCAACGTATACATGGTCGGAAATCACAAGTAAGCCATCATGGATTGGTTCAAGTAAACCTTCCTATTCATATTCAGAAATATCTGGTACTCCATCTCTTGCTGATGTAGCCACATCTGGATTATATAATGATCTAAGTAATAAACCAGTTATTGATACTGCTCTATCTTCTACTAGTACAAATGCAGTTCAGAACAAAGTAATATATGAATAGTTAGTAAAGAAGGCTGAGATAGTAGGATATTAGGCAGGTTAGAATGGTTACATAAAGTTTGACAATGGTTTATTAATGCAATGGGGGTATAAAACAGCAAGTTCTACTGGTACTAATACTACTTATACACCTATAGCTTTTTATAATGCTACTTATTGTCCTATTATTACTTATCGTGAACCAGGGTAGGGCATGAACATTGTTATAGGCTTAGTTACACTTGTACAAAATAGTTATTTTACAATAAGAAGTAGATACGCAGTGGGAGATTCGAATGGTACTGGCGCGGGAATCAATGATTTTTATTGGGTAGCCGTTGGTAGATGGAAATAAAAAATTAACTATTATGAAATATTGGAAATAGGGATTCTATGATGAATTTCAAGAAGGTTCGGTTGAAATAACCGAAGAATATTGGCAGAAACTATTAGTCGGGTAGTCATCAGGAAAAGAAATAAAAGAAAACGAAGTTGGATATCCCATATTGGTCGATTATCAGTATACTATTGATGAATTAAAAGAAATGAAAATAGCTGACATTAATGCTTATGATAAATCAGATGCGGTAAATTCATTTTATCTTTCAGGAAAAAAAATGTGGTTAGATAAAGAAGACCGAGTAGGGCTTGTTAACTCAATTAATATTGAGAAACATACTGGTAAACTAGATACAGTTTTATGGTTTGATACAATAAAATATACTATACCTATAACAGATGCTATATCTATGCTAAATTCATTAGAGTTATATGCACTTAATTGCTATAATACTACCCAACAACACATTTCGGCAATCTATAAATTACAAACAAAAGAGGAAATAGAGTCTTATAACTATAAGACAGGTTATCCAGATAAGCTATAGTTTACATTATAAACATATAAAATTAAATAATTTTTTCATATGAAAGAGAAAATAATATTTCTAGCCCAAACGTATGCTCCAAATCCATCGGAGTGTACTTATTGGATTGATTTAAAAGAAGACCCTACAGGGGCTATTATTAAAGTGTGGAATGGCGCTACATGGAAACCTATTAGTGGAGACACTGAAGTGGTAGCTATGTTACAGGAAGAGATTAAAAAGAAAGCTACCAAGGCTACTACTTTATCTGGTTATGGCATTCAAGATGCATATACCAAAGATCAAGTAGATGCAAAAGTAGCATCAGTATACAGAGTAAAAGGATCGGTTGCTGATTTTGATTCATTACCAAGTACAGCATCAGTTGGTGATGTGTATAACTTGGATGATACAGGAGCTAACTACGTATGTATTACAGCTAGTCCTGCAGAATGGGATAAATTATCTGAAACTGTAGACTTAACAGGGTGCATTGCATCTGACGTAGTATCTAATGTAGTTTATATGACTCAGGCACAATACGAAGCATTATCGGTTAAAGATTCCAAAACATTATATTTAATTTACTAATAATATGAAATTACAGAATAATGACATAATAGCAGCTTATCTAGGTGCTTAGACTATTTCTGATATTAATTTGGGAGATAACAATGTCTTCTCTAATTACTATGGAGTTAGCTTTCCATTAGAACCTCAGAATACTCTTATGACTAGAATAGGTTATATGCCTTGGCATAAGTCATTACCTATTCAATCTAAAATGAAAACATGTACTATTACTTCTGATGGTACTGTTAAATATATCAATGCATCTGATAGAACTAAGTATGAAGATGGAACTGACAGAGATATGACGCTTAATACTATGGTAGAAATACCTGAATTCTGGTATAAGTGTATGAAGAATGATACAGACGTTTTCCTTAACTTGTATGTTAATGATCCTAAACTAGCAGACGTGGAACATGTAACTAAATTCTATATTTCAGCATATGAGGCTACTACAGTAGATGATAAGTTGATGTCAGTTAATAATGGTTCTACCCCTACAGTATCTATCTCCAGAACTACTATGCAATCTAGAGCTAGAGCAAATGGTAGTGAGAAATGGAATATGTATACTTATAAAGCACATAGAATACTTACTATTCTTTACTTAGTAGAATACGCATGTACTAATAGTCAAGCAACTTACAATGCTACATTAACTTCAGAAGGATATAGACAAGGCGGACTTGGCGCAGGTGTAACTGGTGCAGGTCAACCAGTTAAGAATGGTTCTAATATATACTCAATTGTTCCATGTGGTACTACAGATTCACTAGGAAATGCTACAGGTGTAGTTTCATTCACTTGGAATAATACTAATGCAGAAGGTGCTACTACATCTACATTCAATTATAATGTACCTAGTTATAGAGGTATTGAGAATCCATTCGGGCATGTATGGAAGAATGTAATAGATGTATTAGTACACTTTAATTCTACTGATAATTGTAACGATGTAATGATGAATAGTAATCTTGCTACATTTGGTTCAACTACAATAGGTGATTACACGTTACAAGGACAGACATCAATTAAGGAAGGATATAAGAAACAGTTGATATATAACTCTGCATTCGATTTATTCCCATCTAAAACTGAAACATTTGGAGCAAATACTACAACATATTGGTGTGATTATAATTATACTAATAATAGTACGTCAGACAGAACTTTCCTTTTGGGCGGTAGCGTCGCTTACGGCGGTACTGCTGGGTTGCTGCTTGTCCATTCTGACAGTGGGTTGGGTGGTTCCGATGCTACTGTCGGTACTCGGTTAATCTATATACCGTAAAAATATAGAATTTTGTAAAATAATTAGGTTGTTCTCTTGCATTTAGGCAGTAACGTCAATAACAGCAGTAATGCTAGGTTACTGAATGTCAATTCTAACAATGAGTTGAGTAATTCCAATGCTAATGTCAGTACACTGAGCCCCAAAACAGAAAAAATATTTAAAAAGCACTGTCAGAGAAGACCTTACCTCTTGGTAAAAAACGACATTTTAAAACACTGTATTAGTAGCGTAAGCGAAAGTTCGGTATGGGATTTCAGATGAAAAGATATAATAATTTATTTGAACAGATTGTTAGCTTAGACAATCTACGTCTAGCTGAAAAGAAAGCTAGAAAGAATAAGACTCACAGACCAGAAGTTATTGAGTTCGATAAGAATAAAGAACAGTTGCTGTTAGAGTTATAGAAAATGTTAATTGATGGTACATATGTAACATCTCCGTATTATATCTATAAAATATATGAACCAAAAGAAAGAGAAATCTTTAGGTTGCCGTATTATCCAGATAGAATAGTACACCACGCAATAATGAATATATTAGAACCTATATGGGTTTCAACCTTCGTGAAAGGTACATATAGTTGTATTAAGAAACGTGGTATTCATAAAGCGATGAGAGATGTAAAAGAATCATTAAAAGATGTACAAGGAACTCAGTATTGTTTAAAGTTAGATATTAGAAAGTTCTATCCTTCAATAGACAATGATATACTTAAACAAGTAATAAGAAGGAAGATAAAAGATACTAAGCTATTGAACTTGTTAGATGGTATAATAGATTCTGCGCAAGGAGTTCCTATCGGTAATTACTTATCACAATTCTTTGCTAATCTGTATTTAACTTATCTAGATCATTATATTAAAGAAGTTCATAAGATAAAACACTATTTCAGATATGCAGATGATATTGTAATATTACACAGTGATAAGAAGTATCTTAGATATCTGTATGAAGATATTAAAAGTTATCTAGAGAATCAACTTAATCTAAGGTTCAAAGATAATTGGCAGATATTTAAAGTAGATTCTAGAGGAATAGATTTTGTAGGATACAGATTGTTCCATACACATATACTTCTTAGAAAGAGAATCAAACAAAACTTCTGCAGAAAGATAACAAAACTAAATAAAAAAGATATTGATAAGGATGATTATAAACAAAAAATATGTAGTTATATAGGTTGGATTAAACATTGTAATGGAAGGAATTTATTCAGTAAAATGTTGAAATATAAAGAGCTATTAGAATACGTTAACATCCATAGACCAAGTAAAACATAACATACTTATATACGTTTTATAGTTATATCTCAAAACGATTATCAGCCCTAGCAGATCAAGTTCAGCCGGGGTTTTTACTTTTAAACTATTATCAAATGTTTTTAGAATTCTTGCCACAAATACTTACAGGAGTAGCTTCAATTTTGGCTTTATGGTTCACTTATAACCAGTACACAAAGAATAAGATAACTGACTATAAGATTGAAAAATGGAAAAAGCAAGAGCATGTTAACAATGTTAAGAATGCTGGAAATATAGCTACTATTTATGGAGAACTATGGGAACTCCTATACTTCTTAAAAGCTGACAGGGTATATCTTATCCAACCACATCCTCTATATAGAGAGATGTACATATCTGCTACACTAGAAGTAAAACAATATGGAGTATCTTCAGTAAGAGATAGTTTGTCCGATATCAAGATTGAAACAATCTCTAAGTTCGTATCTGATTTGGCAAATACTGAATATACATTTATAAATGATATAGATTCATCAGACTTTCTGGATAACAAGGTTAAGTCAATCATGACAGGTAATGGTTGTCACTCCGTTGCTATCAGAAGATTAAGTGATGAAAAGAATAATTGGATTGGATCTATAGTAGTAGGTTACATTCATACTTTTGATAATAACGTAGATCCACAACTTATCGAAAAAATGTCTAGGTCAAGTGCACTTTCGATCTAGTACATATTACCAGAATTCAAAACAGAATAACATGTTATTAAAAAGCTTTTTCAACAAATTGGCAGTCACTATCATAATTGGTTTGACTGCCTTTTGTTTTTTTAGAGATAGAAAATAAAGACACTAGATAAAAGTCTAGGTCAAGTAACAAACAATTACAAGTATTATCAGGAATTAAATAGCAAACTAAAAGAAGATAATAGAACCTTACAACTTACTATAGGTGATTTGAATAATAGTAAAGATAGTTTAATTACTGAAGTAAAGAAGGTTTAGAAAGAACTTAAAATCAAAGATAAGAATCTCTAGTAGGTACAAGTAATCAATACAGAAATGAAAGACTCAGCATCAGTTGAAATAAAAACTAAGAATGTTGACTTTAGTGAAAAACTAAAGCTAAATGAATTAACTACTATCACAGTAAATAGAAAAGACTCAATCTTAACAGCCATACTAGATCTAAGAAATTCCCAGATACTATTTGTAGAAGAAAAAAAGAATATCGTAATTAGTATAAAAATGGCTTCTAGAGATTCTTGCACTTTGATTGGAAGAAAGATCGTGTCAGAAAGTATCAAATACATAATAGCAATAATCTAATAAGAGTAACAGATACTAGAGTAGTAGAAGTTACTAAATAAAAATAAATCAATCTATTAATATATTAATCAATAATAATATGCATAGAATAATCCGTATAAAAGCTTATGAAGCTGAACACGGTCCTCACTTCAATGATGAGCATGCTCGCAAAGCTGTAAACAAGATGGAAAATGAAGACGGAACAAGAGGTCAGCATTGGTCACTTGAGGAAACTACAGCATTAGCTAATCAGTATGGTATTCGTTTAGATGAAAAGATAAACAAATACGACTGGTATGTAGCATTGAATATGGTATACTCAGATTACTACCGTGTAGTTGTTAGCATGACAGGCTCTAATAATACGAAGTATTTCGTAGAATTAGCTAAAGCGTGGATGCACGACAAAGACATAGATGAAGGTAAAATGTGGTTTTACTATATTTATGTAATGTGTGATAAGATTAGAAATGCTGAAGAGGATCTTTTCGAAAGACATTACAGCAAATATGAAGATGACGACGAAGAGGAACGTTACGGTAACTACCGTAGAATGGGCAGATCTTCATATGGTAGACGTAAAGAGTACGACAGAGAATACGATGAAAGAGACTTTGAAAGGGAAAGAGAGAAATTTTTTCCTATGGAAGAAGAATCCAAACGTGGTCGTTCTGTGCGCTACATTAGATATTAATCAAATTAAATCAATCCTAAATAAAATCAATTATGTTAGAAGATAAAATTATCGTTCAAGATCGCGGTTTTGACGCTGGTCTAGCTGCTTTAATGCAGAATGCAAACAAAGGTAATATGGACCCTGCAGCTCTCATGGCTATGATGAATAACAATGGTATGGGTGGCAATGGTTGTTGGTGGATTTGGATCATCTTACTGTTCTTTGTATGGGGCGGTTGGGGTGGAAACGGCTTTGGAAACAGATGCGGTGAAGCTTCACAATTGGCTTCTCAACTGAACACAGATGCTAACACTAACCTATTGATGCAGGCAATCAATGGTAACAAAGAAGCTATCAGCACATTATCTAATACTTTGAATTGCGATATCAACTCAGTACAGTCTGCATTAAACACTATTAATACTAGTGTAAGTCAGATCGCTTGTGACACTAAACTTTCTGGTGCTCAGGTAATAAATGCTATCCAGAGTGGTAACGCTAGCCTTGCATCACAATTGGCTTCTTGCTGCTGTGATGTACGTAACGCTATAACTACTCAGGGTTATGAGAGCCAATTAGCTATTGTAAATCAGACTAATACTCTGACAAGCAACGCTAATACTCAGTTCAACATCTTGGGTGCTAAAATAGACGCTTAGACTCAAATAATTAATGACAAATTCTGTCAACTTGAAATGCGTGAAATGCAGAACAAGATTGACTCATTACGTCAAGAAAACAATCAGTTAGCTTTGGCTGCCTCTCAGCAAGCTCAAACTGCTAACATTGTTAATCAGTTAAGACCTACTCCGGTTCCTGCATATCTGACTTGTAACCCATATGGATGTAACGGTGGCTTTACAGGCTATGGTTACAATGGTTACTCTGATGGATGTGGCTGTGGATGCTAAGAAAGGAGGTAATTATGTTTTTTAATTTTAATCCTTATACATTTAATAGAAGTAGAGTAAGAACTATAGATAACTTTGGTATACCTTCATTGAGAACAATATATGTTACCACTGATACTACCAATAATACTGTTACTTATGGTATCTGTCCTAGAATCTGGAGACAACTTCCTTGTGAGGGAATGTTTTTACTTAATATAGTAAATACTCCTGCTACAACAGTAACTGCAGCTTCTTTAGTAAGTATAGATACTACTAGAACAGCTAATCAAGTAAGTCCTACAACTACTACTTCTACAGGAGCTAGAGCTCTTATAAATGGCTCAGGTGATCAAATGGTTACAGAAGAAATATCAACAGGTAATAGATATCTTATTTACTATAATAAATCAAATGGTACTTTCTAGACTGTAAATCATATTATACCACCTACTGCTGCTGCGTAATTTTTTAATCAAAAAGGGCTCTTATTAGAGCCCTTTAACAAATACTTATTATGATAACATTTGCACAATTAAATATAGGAGATCCTATACATGTATTAGAAATAACTGGAACGTTTAAGAAAAGTACTACTTATTATAAAGGTACTGTAATGAATGTATCCAAGGTTTATGATGAACTCCTTCCTCCTCAATAGTTTCCTCTACCGAATTAGAATAGAAAGAAACTAGTTGATATAACAATAGGGTGTGACGGTGAATAGAAGAAATTATCTGTAGAAGAGAATAAATCTATTGTAACGGATGGAGCTGTAGGCTTAACTATAGCAACAGATAAACAACAGATAATAACAATGGTAAAGAATAATTATAATGAATACAAAGCAAAGAAGGAGGCTTTAGCTAAGTATGAAGAAGAAATGAATAAGTGCGACGCAATACTCAAGTAGTTGGATTATTAGGAGGAAAACTTGAAACAAGAAGATCCTAGAATAAAAGAATTACAAGAACAAGTTGCAGAATTAAAAGGATTAATAAAGCAAGCAGGTAATATGGTTCCACCTTAGATGAAATAGATGTTACCATAGAATATGCAAAAAGCAATGAATGAGGCTAGTTAATACTAGCCTTTTTTCATTTATAGCCCCAAGAACAAACGCTATTAGTTCGTATGGTCTATTGTATTACTTACTACGTAAAGTGGCTAGAAACGCCTTAAAATACGTTATTATTATATTTAATAAATAATGCATTATGAAATTAAACACATTGAATACTATTATTGATGATATTCTACTTGAATTGCGCAACAGTTCTATTGCCGAATCAGAACATATAAGTAGAATACAAATCGAGCAATGGATTCATAACTACAGAGCTATGCTAATTAAATAGGATATTGATAAAGGAAGAGATATCAATCCTATGTATGTATAGACTCTGCCTTGTATTCATTTAGACCGTGTTGAGTGCACTCCCGGTCATATCGAATATGTAAGTAATATTGAATTACCAAAGCTTATAGACTTTCACTTTAGAACTGGATTAGTATCTGTAAAAGATATGTTCGGCAATTTGATCTAGTTAGGAAGTGAAACAAAAAACAAATATCAAAAGTATAGAAAATATACATGCAAAGACTACATAGCATACCTGAAAGGTAATAGAATATATGTAGATGGTGGTAACCATCAGTTAGAATATATTGAGGCAGATGTTATATTAGAGAACCCAGCTGATGCAAATGAATGCTTTGATCCAGATATGCCTTATCCAGCACCAGCTCACATGATACCAACTATTAAAGATTTAATCTTTAGTAAAGAGTTAAATATAATGCCAAAGATGCCTACTGATGAGACTAATAACTCTAGAGATGATATGTAGAACATTTATAAACAGCAGAAATGACACACAGAAAATCTTACACAATAAGTGACTTCTATTAGTTCTACTTATCTAATATCGAAAGAGATACTGTATATGATATTGATTATAAAGTGTACAGACAAATAATAGAAGACTATTTTAAATTTATAGCAGATTAGGTTATTGAACATAGTAGAGAATTTAAACTACCATGCAGATTAGGTAATCTAAGTATAGTAAAGCGCAGACCTAAGAACTTTGATAATAAGAGCCTAAGGATTGATTATCATGAAAGTGCCATACAAGGTAAAGCAGTATACTTTATCAATGAACATTCCAATTTTTTTAAATTCAGATTTTTGTGGTCAAAAAAAGACAGTCTTCTAAAAAATAAAACCAGATATTAGTTTGTTGCCACCAGAGCAAACAAGAGAAGATTAGCACAAATAATAAAAAATAGAGAGCATGATTACGTGGAAATTAAGTGATATTTAGGATATATACAATGATTGATAAATTAACTACATCTAAAGAAATAATTGCTAAGATTATAGCAGATTATGATTTAAAGGAAGACGAAATTAAGATAACAGATATCAAAGAGTGGATTGGTGAAGGTATGGAGAAAATAGGCGCAGTACAATAGCTTGAACACAAAACAACTAATTTAATAGTTGAGAATTATCAAGCTAAACTGCCTTGTGATCTTTATAGATTGGGGCAAGTTGCATTCTCTTTTAAAAATGGTTGTGGTTGGTTACCTATGAGAAAAGTAACTAACTCTTTTGGTATATACAAGAAATGTGGTCAATGCGATCCTAAAATGTTAATACAAGATGATGCACTCGTTCCATTAGTGAAGAATATATTCAATGTTAATACAGATAAAGAAGCTATTGATATTCTTAATGAAGATATCAATGTTAAGTAGACATTGAACACTCTAGTAAATCAATATACTATACCTAGTAATAATGGTAGACTTATCATAGGCAATCCGGCAACACTTAACACAAGCTTACAATATTCTACTAAACCTGGTTATATTAATGTAAATGTACCATGTGGATGGTTAAAAATATCGTATTATGCTATTATTACTGATGAAGATAGTATGCCAATGATACCTGATTTACCTTCATATAAAGAAGCGTTAATGTATTATATAGGTACAAAAATACTATACGCAAAATGGATAAAGGGGCAACTATCAAATGAAATTTATTATTCTATTAAAAGATCTTGGAATTTCTATAGAAAGTAGGCTTACGCAGAAGCTATGATGCCGGGTGTAGATGAAATAGAATCTATCAAGAATGATTGGCATAAGTTATATACAGAGTTTGATGATCATGATACATTCTTTGCTACTACTGGAGATGAACAAATAATATATAATTAGAATAGATTATGACAAATACTTTACAAACTAACAGTTTTGTAGCTGGTATGAACATGGATATTGATATTCATGCAATACCTGAGAATCAGTATAGATATGCTGAGAACATCAGAATCATTACTGATACTGAAGGTACTAGTGGAGTATTACAGAATATTCAAAACATTTATACTGTAGATGGCGGTGACTTTATATCAGAAGATGAAGTAGTACTATATGCTGTTACTGTAGATAAGTATGCTGTTATTCTTACTGTAGATAGTAAAAACATAAATAGGGTATATAGAGTATCTGATTATAATAACTTACCATTAAAACATACTGTAGTAATAAAGGGTAAACTACAATACAGTAAAACTAATAGAGTTAAAATAGTAGCTAACTATGAGGCTGAGAATAACATTAAGATATACATAACAGATGGTAATACTCCTATTAGAGTATTAAATATCATGGATAATAAATATGTATATGAACCAGGTGTTACAAATGATCTGTTAGATAGTGAAGGCAATATTAAGGATCTTAGTATCCTTGACTTAACCCCTAGCTCTTTACTTAGCCCTCCTAAAATAGTAGATTTAGGTTCTGGTAATCTATAGTCTGGTACTGTACAGTATGCCTATCAGTTATTTAATGTCAGAGGATCAAATACTATTATGTCTCCTTGTAGTGGATTAGTACATCTAACAGATAGTAATACCTCTAGTAGTTTGAATGAATATCACGGTTTAGATAAAGAAGTATCTACTGGCAAATCAGTTAAGATGTCTATTGATCTAGTAGATAAAACTACTGGTATAAACTATAATAGCTTCTATAATAACTGTAGAATATTTAGAATATTCTATAACGATAATACTGAACTACCTACAGTAGATGTTATAGCTGAGATCAAATCATCTGGTAGTTCAACTAGTATTGAATATGAGGATTTAGGTGGAGCGCCTATTAATACTATTACTTTAGAAGAATTGAATTCTTTAACAAATAATTCGTTTGTAGCTTCTACTATTGAAAAGAAGGATAATAGATTATTTGCTGCTGGTATTAAAGAAAATACTTGGAGAACTGACTATGATGCTAGAGCTTATAGATGTACTAAAGAAGGTAGATTAATACTCAAATCAGCTAGTGGTCAGAATGATATTGATGTAATGTTACCAGAGTATGGTTCTGCAGCATGGAAGAATATATTATCAGATATAGATCCTGAACACGATTGTATCAATCCATATAACTCTGTGAAGGGGCAGCCAACTGCTAATGATAATCTACAGTATAGTAATAAGGTTGAAAGAGGTGCTAGAATACTAGGTGGTAGTGGTATAAATGTAAACTATAGATTTGTTTATACTGAGCTTACTATGGATACCATGTAGTCTATGAATACATCTGCAACAGAAGGTCATGACTATGCTAAGATTCAAGTACTTCCTCAGACTACATCTTCTATGACATTCTATTTCCTAGATGGACTGAAGGATACATCAATAAATCGTAGTATTCCAGAGTATTCTAGATAGATGAATTATGCAGATCCATATATTGATGCTAATTTCAGAGGATATTAGAGAGATGAGATATATAGATTTGGTATTGTATTCTATAACAATAAAAGTATTCCATCTAATGTTAGTTGGATTGGAGATATTAGGATGCCTAACGCTCACGAGTACCCAACCTTCTTTGCAGGAGAAAATCTTATTGGTAAAGCATTAGGATTACAGTTTGAAGTATCTAATGTACCAGAAGGAGCTGTAGCATACGAAATAGTAAGATGTAGACGTACAGTTGATGATAGAACTGTATTGATGCAAGGAGTTATATCAGAGATAACTAACTATCCATATAAGTATATAAACAAAGGTGATGAGCCAGATAATAGTTATAGACCTAGGATACCACTTGGATATACAGATCAGGATATACCAGTTAAGTATACTAAAGCTGGTAGAATGACAGAAATATATGCTGAGCAATCTTCTACATTCTTTAATGATAGAGTAACAAAGTATTATGTCACATTCATAAGTCCTGAATTGGATATAACTGGTGAAAGTTTGGTTGGCAAACTTAAGAATGCTCATGCTGAATTATTATATTACTTACACCCAATAGCAAGTAAAGGATATTGGTACAGAGCAGCTAATGGAGCAAATATATATTCAAATAAATATTTTATAACTCCTAATAATACAAACTGGGGATTCTCATCAGATAGAGTAACAGAATCAAAACTCATAGGTTGTTATAATAGTGATGTGAATGGTTTTGTAATAGCATCTGAAGAATTTGCTACAGAACAAACAGTACACTCTATATCTAACTTGATAGGTAAAAGATACATACTACATAATACTGCAATATCTGAAAGTAGATTAACTGTTGATATTAATAATAACTCAATATTTCCACCAATTATGGCAGGAGGAAATATCATGGCAGAGAAGATGCAGTACTATAGAACTATTGGTGATATCAACTATTTGAACTTAGGTCATATCCACAATAGTGATGGAGATAACAATGGAGCACGTAGAGCAGGTCCGTTTGGTTATTGTGCAGTATTGAATGGAGATTTTACCAAGATACCTAAGTTTCATAGAGTAGATGGTGTAATACAAGCTAATTACAATATAACAAGTGTAATAGGTTCTTAGGATATATTCTTGAATAAGGCATGGTTTGAATTACCAGTAGTAAATATAAAACTTAGTAACATACCATATGGTGGTAATAGTTACATAGCTAGAACTAACTCTACATATATCAGTACTAATTCATTTACTACAATAGGACCTAGTGGTGGTCAATCTTTAGTATATGGTGGCGATACTTTTATTGGCGTTCATGATCATAGGACTGCCAACGCATTCCCAGATCCGGGTAATGGAGATTATAGAGCATCGTTGATAAGTTGTACAGACTATATACCAGTAGAAAGTAGTATTAATCTTGCACTACAATATGGTGAAACTACTAGTCGTAGCTGTGAAGGTATGGATGATTATACTAATCCATATTTAGGTACTACTATAGATGGAGGTACACTAGGCAATTATAACAAGCAAACTAAACCATATTATGCATATAATGATGCATATTCTGTTCAAGGAGATGCAAAGAAATATGTTACTGAATCTGCTTACGCAATAACTAATGCTAATAATATAAATAGAATAGTATATTCACAAGCCAAGATTAACAATGAAGTAACAGATAGTTGGTTACAGTTTAAGTTTGCAGATTATCTAGATGTAGACAATCAGTATGGTAAAATAACAAATCTTAAATCATTTAATGATAAATTATTCTTTTGGCAAGATAGTGCATTTGGAATAGCATCTGTAAATGATAGATCTCTTATTACTGATAACAATATTAGTGAACTTACTCTAGGTACTGGTGGTATATTAACTAGATATGACTATATTACTACAGGAAATGGTTCATCTGTTATAAATGATAACAGTATAACTAACTCTGATTTTGCATTATATTGGCACGATAGAGATAAAAATGAATTATGTCAATTCTCTGATACCATACATAAGTTATCTAAAGAGAAAGGAGTACAGACTTATTTGAACGCTAATCCAAACTTTGTAGTACATGATTCATTCTACGATAATGAATTCAATGAGGTAAGGTTTTGTTTCAATAATAGAACATTAGTATACAATGAATATACATAGAGTTTTACTTCATTCTATACTGAAAATCCTACTAATCATTTGAAGTTTTCTGACAAATTGTTATACATCAAAGACAATAATGTGATGCAAACTGAAAATCGTGCGTTAAATGTAATGGAGTGTAAGATACAGTATATTATTAATAAAGATATACTATATACTAAGACATTTGACAATGTATTCTTTAGTGGTTAGTTTAGAGACATAAAGAGAATGCTTACTGATGCTACATTTAGAACTACAGATCAAGTAGGTACTATTACTTAGGATTATGTAGATGGAGGTTATGCTATAGATCATAGAGAAAATACATATAGATTTGCTATAGGTAGAGAATAGAATAGCGATGATACGTTATCATATCCGGGCAGATTAAGAGGTAAGTACTTAATATGTGATCTTACTTTGAATTGTGGAGAACAACACAACTTTACTCTCCCTAATATTAATACAACATATAGATACTCATTAGTATAATGAAAAAAAAGAATAAGATAAATAAATACCAAACGGGCGGGTATAATTTTAATAGTGATTATATAAAGTCAAGATACTAGAATATAACTAGCAATCCTTTGCAACCTATTAGTCCTGCAATGTCTGCTCAAGTTCCATAGAAATTATCTGGAAATCCTATACAGACACAACCATATAATCCTAGTACAAGTCCTAATATAATGGGAGTAGCAGGCGGAATGATAGGTGGAGCAGGTGATATGTTAACTCTAGTAGGGGGTAATTCTAATGCGTCTACTGGTGGAGAAGCTGCTAAAGAATCTGTATAGAGTGTATTTAAGGGAGCAGCTACTGGAGCTAAAATGGGAGAAGCGTTAGGACCTGTTGGAGCCGTTGTTGGTGGAATAGGCGGAGCTGTAGTTGGTTCCATAGGTAAAAGTGGTAAAGTACAAGTAAACGGATTCTATGAAGATCCTACTCTTACACTGGGTACTGGTTTTAAAGGAGCTGTACAGAACAAAGGTCTTAGAGAAAAGTACAGAAGAGAAAAAGAAAGAGTATTGGGTAATAGGTTTGCATTGCAAAATAGTGCATTATTGAATGCCGATTGGAATGAAACATATGATCAGTATGTAGATACTATGGCATATGGAGGTACTACTTCTAGTCTGGCTTATGTAGATGATGGTGAACTTATTAATACTCCAGATGGTAATATATTAGAAGTACCAGAAGAAGGTAAACCTACAGATAGTAATTTAGTAAATATTCCGGAAGGCAGTAGAATATTAAGTGATACTTTGAAAGTACCTGGAAGTAAAGAAACATTTGCACAAATGGGTAAAAGAATGATGTCTAAAAAGAAAAGTAAAGGCAAAGACAAATATGCTGAGAATTCAGCCAAATTGAATTAGATGAATGATCAAATGATTCATGATCAATTATTTAATCTACAAGAATCTATAAAGAGTTCTAAAAATAAATCTATAGATAAGTTTAAGGATGGTGGTACCAAACGAGGATTCAGATATAGAGATAATTCTGGAAAAGAATATGATTATCAGATAGGTGATACATTTGATTATAAAGGAAGAAAATATAAAGTAACAGATAGAAATAGCGCTGTACCATTAGGTGACAAATACTCTGGTTTCAACGCAAATATGAATCCAGATAATATATTGACTTCTTTATATTAGACAGAAGGATTACCAATCAATCTACCAAATGTAGATGCTTCAGCATCAGCCATTGCAGCCAATAGAATAGCTAGAAGACCTAGAGCAAAGATGGTAGATACTGTCAATAACGAATTAGATCTTAGTAATGAGACTATAGATAGACTAGGAACAGAGAGAATACCTACAAGCTATTCAGCATCTCCTACTCGTAAAAGAACCGTTTCAAGCTCTACTGCTGTACCTGCTACTAGATCTACTAGAACTAATGTAACTACTACTGATCTACCGCTAATAGATAATGCATTAGATTTAAGTACAGAATGGCCTTCTAGACTTGGACAGGAAACAAT